AGATACATTGTATAATAAAATTCTTTATTTATAATAGATTATTATGTAAAGATTTCAATGAGTTACAGAGGCTGTGAGAGCCACGAGGCTGGACGATTAGACGGCAAGGCATGGTTTAGGCCATGTATAAAAACGTAATGGGGCCCTTGCGTAGATTAGAACACACTCCATGTAGTGTACTCTAAGGTTAGCATACACAACATGTAGTGACGGCTTGGAGGTTGTAAACCGGGGCCAGTCATGAATGGCCTGGCTTAATTTTGTAATTGTGTGATAAATGCGGAAAATTATGATATATTTCTTGCTTTATACCATATATGGTGTATACCTATGTTTAGATATACCATATGTAGGGGGTAGGGGGGGGCAAATCCCTGTAGTTTTTTGCTTTGTAACCGGGCGGCTCCTACAACGCTCAACTTCGCAAAAATAGGAATTTTAGTAAAATGAGTGATAAAAGATACCATTCTCAACGGTGGCGGAAAGCAGCTAAATTTTTTTTAAGCGTTAACGCATTATGTGTTTTTTGTGAGAGAGTCGGTCGAATAAAGCCAGCGACTATTGTTGACCATATAACTCCGCATAGAGGTGACGATAACCTTTTTTGGGATCAATCAAACTGGCAAGCTCTTTGCGCCACTTGCCATAGCAGGCACAAACAAATTAAAGAGAAAAGTGGCATGTTGATAGGGTGTGACATAACAGGTTCCCCTTTTGATAAAGACCACCATTGGAATAAATAATGAGAGGCAGGAAAACAACTCCAACAGCGTTAAAAGTACTTACGGGGAACCCTGGGCATAGACCTTTACCAGAAAACGAGCCAGCGTTCAAAACTAAAATACCAAAATGCCCTCTTAAACTTAATGCAGTTGGCAAAAAAACATGGGAGCAAAAATCAAAACTTTTGTTTAAGTTTGGGGTGCTAACTGAAGCAGATGGGGAAACGCTTGCTAGCTATTGTTTGATTTGGTCACACATAGTGGCACAATCTGAAAAAATAGAAGAGTTAAAAAGTGATTTAACAGGAGACGACACTAAAATCGAACAGAAAATGAATAAATGTTATATCCGGCTTTCCGATTTTCTCAATCAATATAAAGCGTATTCAGCACTATTGGGGTTGGACCCTGCAAACAGGGGGAAGATCAAGGTGAATAAGCCGCCTACGAAAACAAAGGATAATTTATTTGATTGACAGGGCACAACGATATGCGAAAGATGTAATCAGTGGGAAAACTAAAGCAGGGCCAATCGTTAGAGGCGCGTGTCATCGGCATTTCCATGATTTGGAAAAAGCTAAGAGCGATTCTGGCTTTTTATTCAAATATAATAAGAAGAAAGCATCGGAAGCGATTCGCTTTTTTGAAGAATACTTATTGTTGAACGGGGGGCAATTCGAGGGTAAACCTTTTATCCTATTGCCGTGGCAAGCGTTTATAATTGGTTCAATTTTTGGATGGGTTAAGAAAAAAAATGGGTTCCGTAGATTTAAAGTGGCATATATAGAAACGCCAAAAGGGCCGCTTGCGCTCGATACTCCCATAGCAACTAAAAACGGCTGGTCAGTGATGGGAGATATCAAAATTGGTGACTTCGTTTTTAATTCTCATGGTGAATTAACCAAAGTTACTGGTGTGAGCGAGACGTTTTACAATAGAGATTGTTACCGTGTATCATTCTCAGATGGGGAAAGTATTATATGCGATGGGGAGCATGAATGGGTTGTAGTTTCAAGGTTTGGGGGATATGGAAAGAAGATAAACACATCTTATATTGCAAAAACATATAAAATGACAAAATCAAACAGTAATTACCCTCAAACTAAATGGAACTATAGTGTGGGGAATGCTCCGCCTTTGATTTTATCAGATATGTATTTGCCAGCGAACCTTGCAGATGAACCGAAAAGCAGACCATTAAGCAAAGGAAGAATGATTGTCGGTTGCGAGCCGGTGGCTTCTGTCCCTGTAAAATGTATAACTATTGCGAGTAACGATCACTTATTTTTAGCTGGGAAACATCTTGTCCCAACATGCAACAGTGGTAAATCGCCGCTTGCCGCTGGGGTTGGCTTGAAAGGGCTTGTCGCTGATAAGGAACCAAGAGCTGAAATATATGCAGCGGCTACATACAAAGATCAAGCAATGGTGCTATTCAGGGACGCTGTTGCTTTTTATGATCAATCTCCAAAGCTTCAAGAATTACTAATTTCTTCTGGAACAGGTTCGATGAGATGGAACCTTGCTTATTTAGAAAAAGGCTCATTCTTCAGGGTTATTTCTTCCGAGAAAAAAGGCCAGTCAGGGCCGCGTCCGCATGTCGTTTTGCTTGATGAAATTCATGAGCATAAAGACGGCACAGTAATAGAAATGTTGCGTGCAGGGTTTAAGTTCCGGCAACAACCGTTATCTTTTATGATTACAAATAGTGGCAATAATAAAACCTCCGTGTGTTGGGAATATCATGAAATGGGGGAGAAAATTGCGTGCGAGCAATTACAAAATGATGAGTTTTTTGCTTATATTTGTGGCCTTGATGAGGAAGATTTAAAAGATGACAAATATTTGCTTGATGAAAATCTGTGGGCAAAGGCAAACCCGTCTTTAGATTATGGGCTTCCTGGGTACGAATACATTAGGGGGCAGGTAATGGAAGCAAAAGGGATGCCATCGAAGATGGCAACGGTTAAAAGATTATGTTTTTGCCAATGGACGGAATCAGAAAATCCGGCTATATCAAGAGACGTTTGGATGGGATGCCAAGACAAAGCTTATGATGTGGATATTTTAAAGGGCAGGAAATGTTGGGGTGGGTTAGATCTTTCTGCTGTGAATGATCTAACTGCATTCGCACTTATGTTTGAACCGAATAATGTTGATCCGTTTTGGAGGTTAAAAGTTTGGTTCTGGGTTCCTGGGATAGGTCTTGTCGTAAAATCGGATTATGATCATGTACCGTATATAGCTTGGAGGGATGCTGGGTACGTTACAGCTATTAATAAAAAATCAATAGAATATGATTTTGTTATTGTCGATATAAAAGATTTGAGTATTATTTTTGATATACAAAAAATAGCCTTTGATAGATGGAATATTAAATTTTTTAATAAGGATTTAGAACGGTTAGGCATAGAATTACCTGAATTGGTTGAATTTGGGCAGGGGTACAAATCTATGTCTCCGGCTATTAAAGTTTTTGAAAAAAAACTACTAGACTCGAATATAAGGCATGATGGCAATCCATGCTTAACATGGAATGTCTCTAATGTCGTTGCTGACGAAGACGCAGCAGACAATAAGAAATATATAAAACCAAGTAGTGGCGCAAGAATTGACGGTGTCATTGCAGCAGTGATGGCATGTGGCATTTTAGAAGAAAATGCAACTCAATCAGCTTATGATGGCTTAACTGAAGCAGAAATTATAAAAAGGATGGCATTATAATGAAAGCAGCAAAAAAAATAAAAAAAGTAACAGAAAAACCGATTAAAAATATTATTCAGATCAAGAGCAAAGAAGTGTCAGACGAAGCACCGAATGCTTTGTATTTACCAAAAAAAGATCTTTTCCGTATTGATGAGGTTGCGGCTTATTTTTCTGTGACAGATAGAACTATTAGATTATGGATTGAACACGGGCATCTGGCGGGGGAAAAGGTTGTTGGAAGTATCCGAATCTCAAGAGACTCTATTTTGCATTGTCGTTTTAATAAAAGGGTATCCTTCCTAAATTAAACCAATTTGTAAAGAGTAAACTGGGCTAAGAGATTCCCACAAGTTTATAATATTGATGCCCATCCTGCAATCGGGAGAAACAGCCGGACGCTAAAAACTTCGCCAAGCTGCTCATGCTTGCCGTTGGGCTTCTATGTAACTTGATCCACAAGAAACAATTAAAAAAATACAAATAATGGATAAAAAAAATGCCAAATTGGATAAAGACATTACAACAGAAAATATTAGAATGGTGGCTAACCATCCTAATAGGAATAGCGGTATATCTTTTCCCCAAAATTCATAATGATTTTGTCGTCTTGTTTTTACCATAAATAATGAATAAAGTTCCTTTGATATTATCATAAAGGTTATTATCGTTGTCACTTCTCTTAAATCTTGCATTGTTTTTCTCCATTTATATTCAAAATTGGTCGTTTCAATTCGTACACATATTGGTTGAACTTGATGTTGCTGGCATTAAATACATACGTTGTTATCCTCAATTTAAACGAATATGCAATTATTTTAATCACTACCGATTTTTAGTTATATCGTGAGACATGTTTTCGCACATAGATTTTAAATTTTCATAGGATTTCGTAACCATATCAAATTTTTCGGTTAGTATAATAAATCTTTCAGAAACGATAATAAGTCTTTCAGAAACGTCTTTAAGACCGGTTTTTATCTGGTTGAGAGTAGGCGCAATTTCCCAATCGTGTACGCTAAATTTTACTGTAGTCATGGTGTTCTCCTTGCCAATAAAAAAAGATAATAAAAATTGTTATTACTGAATTTTTAAAACCTAAATAAAATATTTTTATAACCAGCGCATAGAGCGGACTTGG